AATATCAACGGCTTCCTCTTCCGGTTAGCAGCCCAGAAATCCCGTCTCAACGCGCAAGCCTTGCAGCCGCAGACGCCACCTCCAATGCAAATGCCGCAAGGAGAATACTGAACAACGAACCCCCCTTACCCGCCGACGCCCCTGCCGCTCCAGATAGCGCCAAGCTAACTATCGGACCTGAAGAAACAGGTATCGCTCCGGTCGCTCCGGAGAATGCGGGAACTCCTCCTATTGCACCCGATGTCCAGAACCCTCAAGGATCAACCCAAGTCGAAGCGCCACAAGCACCACAAGTGCCGGTGCGCCAGGTGCCAGTTGGGCAGGAGGTCGCCGCGGATTCTCAGCTTGATGGCGTCATCCCGCAAGCTGCTGAGTCTGCCCAAGCGCAAACCGAAGCTACGGTAGTGCCGGAGCCGCAACGTGGAGATCGGTTCAAAGACGGTGATGGAAATACCTGGGAGGTATGGAAAAACCGCCAAGGTGTTATCGAGGCGCATCCCGTCGTGAATGGTAAAGTGGTCATCAACAACCAGTCAGGGCAACGGTGGGCGGTTTCTGAAATGTCCAAGGCGAGAAACCCCGAGTTCAGGACAGATATCAACCCGCTTGATGCGCCACCGGTGCCGATTACCGAAACGCAAGCCGAAGCTCCGGTAGCGAAGAAGGAATTATCAGCCAGCACCCGCGCGAGGAAGCTCGGCGCCGAGATCGAGGCGACCGGCAAGGAAATCATGGCTCAGCGCGTGAAGATCAACGAGCTGAAGAAAGGCGGGGCGCCCAAGCAGACTATCACGAAAGCAGAGAACCAGCTCGCGAGCTTGCAGAGCACACAGAAGGAGCTGGTAGCTCAAAGGAGCGAGGCGAATTCCGAAGTCCCCCGCGTAATCAAAACCGCATCAAAGGGAGTATCGCGCATCCTCCGGTCCGTGGACAACAACATTGATTCATTCCCTGGGCTCAGCAGCCTGGATGGCAACAAGATCAAGAGCCCGCCGCCGCTGCTTGCGCTCATCCTCGGCAAGAAGAAAAAGGGAATTGTCCTCTCCGCAAAGGAAAACAACTTCTTGGCAGAGAATGTAAAAGGCGGCGAGTATGATGGGTGGATCAAAATTTCCGACATCGACGCGATGCCAGGCACGCCAGAAGGCAAGGAAGCCGCAAAGGAGCTGCTTCGATCAATCTACGCCAAGCATGACGATTACTCAGCAAGGGCACCTGACAACGTGGTTCAGGATAAAGATGCAGACACTCTCTGGAGTGAGCTGAGAAGCGAGATCGAGGACATTGCACAAGGCAAAACCCGTGACTATCAGGACGAGTCCGATGCCTACTACGCCCGCTTAGAGGAGGAGACTCTTCAAAAGGAAACCGCGAATCAGCCAGTATCGCCGATGGATATACGCAACCAAGATTCACGCCAGTTGTTCGACGACGACGGTGGATTTGCTCTCGCTTCAGAGAACACGCAAGACGGAGCCAAGATCACAGCAGAGCGCAACGCCAAAGAGGAAGCTGCGCGAGCGCAGGACGAAGCGCAAAGCCGACTCTTCGACGAAGAGGGAGATGACGCTCCGCTGTTTGGAGTGAGGCCCGATGAAATCTCGCCTGACAACATGCCATTCTCCAAAACCGATGCGCCGGCCCGCACCGCAGACATTGCCGGCGTGGAGAAAGCGGCTGATGATTTCTTTGGCGGCAAGCGCCCTGATAACATCAAGGTGGTCAACGAACCAAAGGCCGACTGGGAAGCGCGCGTCAATGGCGACACGATCGAGCTGAACGCAGCGAAGGTTGGGCCGGAAGGCGTGCGCTCCGCGCTCCATGAAGAGGTGGGTCACACCGCGTTCCGCGACGAGAAAGAGCGCGCCGTGTTCCAGCGGCTTTACGACTCGCTCGATGAAGACACTCGCACCAAGATCAACGACACGGTGGATCGACTCTACTCGGACGCGCCGACCTCCGTGAAGGCGGAAGAGAAGCTGGTGAAAGCGCTGCGCTCAATCCTCGACCGCACCCCAGAGGGGCGCACGTTCTGGCAGAAGCTCCTCCAGATCGCTCGCCGCACCTACAAGACTCTCACCGGACAGGCCACAAAAGATCCTGAGATGATCGCCGCCGCTCTCCTCAAGAGGGGGATGGGCAAGGTGAAGGCCAAGACCAGTGGCGCCGAGCGCATGAGCGCAACTCCAAACAAGATCCAGCAGAGGGATGCAGACTACCTCGCGGCAGTGGAGAATGGTGACACCGAGGCCGCGCAGCGGATGGTGGATGAGGCGGCGGAAAAAGAGGGGTATCAAACCATCGTCGAACATGGGACCCACCGTGACTTCCACGCGTTTGATCGAACTAAAGGGCAAACAGGGGTCTATGACCTCGACGGCGCAGGCATCTGGACCACGGACAGTGGAAAGGGCTCTACCTATGGGTCAAAAGTTCTTAATCTCTATGGGGCACTGAAGAACCCAATGCGCTACCGTGAGTTGGGCGGGTGGCAATCTTGGTGGGAAGATTACGTCAATGTGGCGTATCCCAAGATTGCGGCAAAAATTGATTTTGACCAGAGCGGTTCAAAAATTCACGAACAATTCCGAAATGAGTTCAAGAAATACGCCGACAGGTACTTCAAGAAACAAGGTCGAGATTCTGCACCATCGTCTTTCAGCAAGGAATACAAAGATTGGCTTCAGTCCCATTTCCCAGGTTCAGAAGGTTATCGCAAGTGGCTCACAAAGAATGGACATGATGGTGTGCAGATTGATGGAGATTTTGTGGATGGCGAACTTCAGACTGTCCGTATATTTCTTGAGTCTTCTCAACTAAAATCCACTGATGCTATCGTCCGCGACGACGCCGGTAACATCATACCCCTAAGCGAGCGATTCAACTCAAAGTCCGATGACATTCGCTACTCCAAGGTGGATGACGCAAAGCCGGCCACGTCATTCCGCGAGGCGCTCGACGCCGCGAAGCAAGAGGTGGCCGACCGCGCCGACTACCGCACACAGGCGAAGACCGTGCTGGCCGAGATTGCCAGGCTGCCAAAGGATCAACAGAAGCCCGCAAGGATCCGGATGTACGCCGAGCTGGACGAGGCTCGCGTCATCGGCAAAGGCAAGGACCAGCAGTTCAAGGTTGAGATGCCGAAGGTGGCGCAAGAGCTTATCGCCGGCGGCAGGACGCCGAACGAGCAAGACATACTCAACGCGCTCGTCGCCAAGTTCCCCGAGCAAAAGGGCTATCTCAAAAAGAATTTCGAGCGACTCGTCACCGACATGATGTTCGCCGAAGAGATGGCGATGTCCGGCAACAAGACGCCGTGGGGCGACTACGGTGATGCAATGAAGGAGCACCTGGCCGAGATCGCCAGCGGAGTGAAGGATGGTAGCACGCTGCGTCACATCCAGCGCGGCTTGTCGCTCTTCCGCAACACCTACTTCAATGGAATCGGCGGCAAGATGCAGGCACTCGCCGAGGGCAAGATTACCGGCAAGGATAGCGCTGCCGCCAATAAGTTCTTCGCCGACATCATGGGCGTAAGAGCCAGCCAGGACGGCGTGAATTTCGAGGGCGCCGATGGATTGTCCGAAGCTGATTTGCGACGCATGAACAATGAGCGTATCAAATTTGATACGGACCTTGATGCGTATTTCAAAAAAGAAGGCATCAACGACGCTGCCCGCGCGGCATGGCTGGAGCGAGTGTCGGATCACGTGGTCAACCCAGCCCGCGATGCTGAGCTCGCCAAAGAGCCGAAGCTCAAGGAGGCGGTTGACTACTTCATCAAGCGTCGCCGCGATCGCTTGGCCTACCTGCGCAATGCTGGCGTGGACGTTGGCGATGCTGGCGAGCGGTCGCTCAGCCGGTCGATCGACACCGAGAAGGTTCTGACCAATCCAAAGGAGTTCGTCGAGAAGGCTAAGCGCGCCTACATGAGAAAATGGGCGCGCGAGATTTCCCTGCTCCGCGACCAGGAAGCCATCAAGGCAGCCGAGGGCAAAGACACCACCAGCATCAAGGACAAGATCCGCGAGCTGGAGAAGATGGACGCACAGGCTGCGGCGGAGAAATACCTCTACGCCATCACATCGGATAACAACGGCATCTCATCGGACGGCAACGACATCACCGCGGCAGAGGGCGGCGGACAGCCGTCATTCCTGAAAAAGCGGGAGTTCGGACCCGAGGCCGACGAGCTGCTCGGCAAATTCTACCACCGCAACATCGCCGCCATGGACACCGCGGAGGCTCTCGCCACCGTGCGGGCAGCGACCAAGGCACGGGTGCTTTCATCGAGATCAGATGGCAAGATCGACCCGGTTGGCAAATGGAAAGCTCTCCGCGCCCAGCTAGAAGCTGAAGGTAATCAGGATATGATCCCGATCGCCGCCCAGCTCGTGAAGGACTACCTCAACCTCAACGGCTCCAACAACGAGACCGTGAGGAGGCTCGTCGGCCATCTCCACACCTACACTCAGCTCGCCTACCTTTCTCACGCCACCGTGGCCTCACTTGGTGAGCCGGCATTGATCGGCGCGAGAACCGGCAGGATAACCGACACCGGTCGAGCCTACGCTCAGATCGCCAAGGGAATTGTTCGCGCGCTGAGAAAAGCAGGACCGGACGAGATCCGCATCCTCAACCGCGAGCTTGGACTGGTGGCCGATTCCTTCGACGGCTTGATGTCCAGCAATGCGCTCGGCGATTCGTTCGGCGGTCGCGGCAAAGGTGGCGGGCTGGTCACAAATTTCCATCGCCTCACCGGCCTCTCCGGTTGGACCAACCTCACGTTCGACGCCGCCACCAAGATAGGCAAGAGCTTCATCTCATCGCAGGTGAAGCTGGCCAAGGCTGGAGGCTCAATGTCCAACCTTGCCAAGCGTGAGCTCAATGAGCTCGGCATGAGCACCAAGGACATCGATGTGATGGCTGCCTTCGTAACCAAGCTCGACAAGGCAACCGACCAGAACAAACTAATCCTCGGTGATGATCCTGGCGCCGCTCTCTATCGCAAGGCGCTGTCCATGTTCCACAAGACCGGCGCAGCCCTAAACCCCACCCGCGGCACCCGCGCCCAGAAGGCCAACAACCCAGTGGCCGGCATGTTCTACCAGCTCCAGTCATTCCTCTACGACTTCCACCAGAAGTTCACACTGAGGCAAGCTCGCAGGCTGAAAGACGCCTACCGCGGCACCATGGAGATTGACGGGGCAACGGAGAAGCTCTCCACCAGGGAGCGCAGCCAAGTGGCGATCGACGCAGCCAAGGCCATCGCTGCCATCTACAGCCTCCAGTACGGTATTCAGGTCCTCCGCGAAACGATCTTCGTGGACCTTGAGCGCAACAAGCGCGACAAGGAGAAGACCCAAGCGGAAATCAACATGGCCCGCGCGCTTGGTGCCGCATCCCGCACTGGTATCCTTGGCCCCTACGACACCCTGTTCAACATTGTTTCCGGCGCACGTTACCAGCGCGAGCCCGCCACCGTGGTGCTTGGCCCAGCAGTGGGCGGCATGTCCGAGTTGTTCCAGTCGGTGGTCAACCTCTATGGCGACCGCAACAGCGCCAACACCAACACCGCCGAGCGGAAGCTGGCGCGAACCGGCTACAACACGATCGCCACCCCAGCGCTCAATGCGGTGTTTGCGGGAATGCCGGCGGGGCCGCTCTCGGCAGCTCTTGTTCAGGCGTTCCGCCACCCGCTGGCGCGGGAAAGCGCGGTGAGCGCAGTAGCAGGCCCAATCCAGACCAAGAAAAAGGGGCCAATGAAAACCACAACCTACTACTAAAAGGGCTTGCGTTGTTGGCCAACATACAATAACAATATCCCTGCTATGAAGAACCTCATCCTCGACCGACTCAAGCAGGAATCCACCTGGCGCGGACTAATTCAGCTCGTGATCGCTTGCGGCGTTGGCATCAAACCAGATCAGGCATCGGCCATCATTGCTGTTGGCGTCTCTGTGATTGGCGCAATTAACGTGCTTAAGAAGGACTAAGCCTCCTCGCTGATGACAAAGGAGGAGATACAGGCGATCCAGAGAAAGATCGGCGCCACCCCCGACGGGGTGTGGGGGCCGAAGAGCTATCTCGCCTGCAAGTCATATTTGAAATCTCTCATGCCGGCGCCGAGCCCGTGGCCGAAGAACGACGACGCGAGCATGACCAAGTTCTACGGAACCGGCGGGAATGAATCTAACCTCGTTTCGTTTAGCTTTCCATTCCCGATGTATTACGACGGGGCGCCGGTGAGCAAAGGCCGCTGCCACAAGCTGGTGAAGGACTCGCTGCTCCGCGTGCTCGCCGACATCAAGAGCCGGCATGGCGATGACCCTGAGATCATGAAAGCCTGCCAAGACTTCGGCGGCATCTACAACTTTAGAAGCATGCGCGGAGGATCGCGCCTTTCCAAGCACTCATGGGGCGTGGCGATCGACCTCGACCCAGGCAACAACGGCAACAAGACAAGCTGGCCGCAGCGCTCAAGCATGCCATTTGAAATAATCGAAGCCTTTGCCCGCGAGGGTTGGGTATCAGCCGGCGCCTTCTGGGGCCGCGACGCCATGCACTTTGAGGCTTGCCAACCATAAAATCTATGCACGACCACTCGCCACTATTCAAAATCCTCGGCGTGTCGTCGCTAAACCTCACTGCGTTCTTTATCTCTCTGATAGAAACCGTTGAGCCAATGCTTAGGTTTTTGGGGCTACTGGCCACGGTGACATACACGTTCATCCTTATCTACAAGGCTCTGAAGAAGTAAACCTCAACCCCTGTTAATTTGGCCTCATTCAAAAGGTTCATCATCGCGTCGGACAACCATGGTGCACTGGTTCACAAGGAGTCCGTTCAGAAGCTCCTTGATTTTTCCGAAACCTGGGACGCCCATTACCGGATCCACCTGGGTGACAACTTCGATTTCGCGTGTCTTAGAGGCGCTGCGGGACCAGAGGAGAAAGCCTGCGGGCTGTCCGAGGATTTCTCCGCCGGACTGGCGTTCCTCGATGGCTTCAAGCCCCAATACCTTACCCTTGGCAACCACGATCATCGTATCTGGCAGATGGCTCAGAGTGTCAGCAATGGCGTGCTGAGGGAACACTGCCAGGGATTAGCTGAATCGGCTGAAAGGCATTTCTCCAAACGCAGAATCAAGTGGGTGCCGTATCGAGTTGGGGCATACCTGCGGATGCCGGAAGGTGGGCCAAAGCTCATTCACGGATTTCACAGCGGAGTCAATCCGGCGAAGATCCACTTTGAGCGATACGGCCCATGCGTGCACGGCCACGTGCACTCCCCCAACCAGTATACGGGCCGGCACATTGACCAAGGCGAAGCGTTCTCAATCGGCTGCATCGGCGACATCAATCAGATGGAATACGCGGATCAGCACACAGCGAAACTCGGATGGCGACAAGGGTTCGCCTACGGAGTCATCAACACCAAAACAGGAGACACAAAAATATGGCAGGTCACAAAAGAAGGGGACACCTGGATAAGCCCACAAGGGATCATCTAGCTGGCATCGAGGCGGCTCTGCAAATTATGAGCCCATCCCCCCAGGGGGAAGATGAGTTTACCGTTGTTGAGTTGTTTCACAGGATGAAGAAAAAGGGTGCGAAATGCACTTATGAATCCGTCCGCTTTAAGCTCGAACGCATGGTCAGAAGCGGAATTTGTGAGAAGCGGAAGGTGAACATGGGTGGGCACATGGCAAACCTCTACCGGATGACCTCTCCCGATTCCGCCCCGTAGGGTAGTTAAGTAATTGAAATCCCACACCCCTGATCGCATCGTCTAGGCTATTTGTCTGATGATCGGACAGCTAGAAAGCGAGTAAAATCAATGGGTGTGGGTAATGAGTGTCGGTCAATGTCTTGCGTAAATAATCACCCGATGGGGCTTTCCACCCCGATGCCGCCCCTGAAATTCACGGCCTTGCGGAGGTAGTCGGGGGAGTGGTGAGCGTAGTGCTTGATGACCACGGGCAGGCTGTCACCGAGGATACCGGCGATATCCCACATGCTCACCCCAGCCTTGGCCGCGAGCGTGGCCCAGGTACGCCGGAGGTCGTGCGGCGTGAGGTCGATGATCGACGGATCTCCACTCACCCTGGCCGCCTCAGCGATGAGCGGGATCCAATAGCGGAACACATCAACCTGGGTGTCCAGCACAAGCTCGCTCACGGCCTCGGACTTCCACTCGATCAGCTTCTCCATAAGGCGTGAGGAGATTGGCACCGTGACGCGGCGCTTGCGCTTGCGCACCTTGCCGTTGCCTTCATCCGCAAACCGAATCACGCCGGCCTTCAGGTCTACCTGGCGCCACTCCAGCGTCTCCACCGCCGCCCTGCGGCTGGCGGTCTCCGCGGCAATCCAGACGAACCGGTGGATGCGGGAGGCTCGCTCCCCCAACTTCGGTGCACTGAGCCGGAGGAGCAACTCAAGCTGGTCCTCCGAGAACGAGCTGGTCTTCGGCGCCCCAGCGTCCGGCAGGCTGATTACCGGAATCAGAACAGGGTCGATTCTCCGCTGCTTCCGAGCGTGGTTGAGGGCGGCGATCAATGTTGACAGCTCTCGCCGCAGCGTTGGACCGCTCACCCCGCGCTGCTCGCAGTAGGTGGCGATTCGATCCGCGGTTAGTGCATCGACCGGAGCATCGCCAAACATTTCGATCATGCGCTCGGCGATTATGTAGTCGCGAGTCTCCGGATCCTTGATGTGCTCTTTCAGGTAGCTCTGAAGAATTACCTTAACGGAGGGCGGGCGTTTGGGGTCGCGGGCTTTTTCGTGGAGCCAGCCCGCGAAAAATTGCTGCGCCTCAACCATGTCTGCTGTCCCCGTTGAAAGGCGCTTACTCCGCCCTTCTTCGGTCCACCTGATTTCGTAATACCCAGCCGGTGATTTCCCGAGCCGTGGTCCTGCTGTATGTCTTGCCATTGTTGTATGTCCTTTAGTTTTTCGATGTCGGCCAAGTCGATCATCACCGGTCTGCCGGCGATGGATGGAAGCAGGCCGGATCGCCTCCATCGGTAAATTGTTGCGAGGGATTTCCGCAGGATTGCCGCGGCTTCCGCTTGCGTGATCAGCTTCATCACCGCGCCTTCAAAATGGCGAGGATCTGGGCTGCCTGCTCCAACGAGACCGATCGGTTGATTCGCAGGAAGATTTCATTCTCTCCTGTCTGTTGGATCTCCACCTGAGGCGTTGTCTGGCGTGATGGCGAACTACTAGGAACATCGGACATGCCTTTAATCAGGTCGCCTGGCGCCACTCGAAGCGCATCAGACAGCTTTCGTAGGTTGGATGGATCCGGCCACACCTTGCCTCTCACGTATGTTGAGATTGCATCGCGGCGGAGGTCCGCTTCGCGAGCCAGGTCGGACTGATTCCATCCGCGTTGATTCATGTAATGCCGGAGTTTTTCTCCGAACTCTTCCTTTGCTTGATCGGGGTTTGCCCCCAGTGGTGCGTAGTTTGTATTGCGTGCCATGGTTGTTTTCCTGTTGGTTTGTGTCTTGCTGCAACGACAATATCCTGCAAAATACAGGATCGTCAACAGATTTTTGTCGTTGGATAAAGTCCCCAAAAAAAAGAAGAAAAAAGATTTGACTGTGACAGTGCATTTTTTGCATGTTGGCCGCGCGCCGATGAACAACATTACATCAGACAAACCAATGGACGCCAAAAAGCTAGTGTCGCATTTCGGTGGTACCACCCAACTCTGGAGGCTCTTGATGAAGCATGACCAGCACATCTCCATCAAGACGATCGACAGTTGGATTACCCGCGGATGCGTACCCACTCGCCGCTTGGTTCAACTTGGCGCGCTGGGTGCAACCATCGGCAAGCCAATCGACATTAACAACTACATCAACAAGCAATTGACATGACACACACAGAAGAACTCGTTGCTCAGCGCAAAGCGCTGGTCGCGCGAGCCAACAACATCAAGAGCGAGATCGCCGACATCGACGCCGCCCTGGCGCACATTTCATGGCCGGCGATGCAGGAACGCTTGCTCATCAAGAACGCCGACCATGGTGACTTCAAGCTCTCCGTGGAGGGAATCGAGATCCAAGGTACCATCCGCAAGACGGTGAAGTGGGACAGCGAGAAGCTCAAGGCGGTTGCCGCCAAGCTGCCCGACGCGCGCACAATCATCAAAGCGGAGTTGTCCATTGCGGAGGAAAACTTCCGCAAGCTGGAAGCCATTGACCACCCACTCCTCGGCGAGATCATTCTCGCGCGGCAGGTGAAACTTTCCCCGTTCTCGATCAAGGTGGTCGAGGACAAGGAATAACCAAAAACAGAAAGCAAAAAATGAAAGGTATCATTAGGGCCGACGAGCGCCTCAAAGCCCGTCCAAAAATAAACATCGCCATGTTCGGGCAGAGCGGGGTCGGCAAGACCACGCAGGCCCGCACACTTGACGCCAAGTCCACCCTCTTCCTTGACCTTGAAGGCGGCACGCTCGCCCTCCAGGATTGGGCGGGAGACGTGGTGGATATCCGCAAACTCGCCACTGACGTGGGCGCTCACCCGTGGGAAATGACTCGCGCGCTCGCCCTCTTTGTGGGTGGCGCCGATCCAGCCGACGCATCGGGCGCATACTCCGCGGCCATGTTTGATCAAATCGCCAACCTCCTTGGTGGCGCGAAGGAGTTGGAGAAATACTCAACCATCTACATCGACTCAATCACGGTTGCGTCGCGGTGGTGCTTCTCATGGGCGCTTACCCAGCCCGAGGCATTCTCGCAGAAGACCGGCAAGCAGGACACCCTTGGCGCCTACGGCCTTCTTGGTCGCGAGATGATCAAGTGGCTCACCCACCTCCAGCACTCGCCGAAGTCGATTGTCGTGGTTGGGATCCTCGATCGCATGGAAGATGATCTGAAGCGCGTCTCATACGTACCACAAATTGAGGGGTCGAAGGCCGCCCGCGAAATCGCCGGCATCTTCGATCAGGTGCTTACGCTCGATTATGTCCATGACGTAAACGGCAAGCCGCTGGTGGTGGAGGGGAAGAAAAGCAGGTGCTTCTACTGCACCCAAGACAACGGCATGGGATTTCCAGCGAAAGATCGTTCAGGTCGGCTGGAGGAGCTTGAGCCGCCGGATCTTGGCGCGCTTATGAATAAAATCCACACCGGCAAACGCCTCGATACCGCCCTCACTACAACCATCTAATTCTCACAACCAACAACCAAAGAAAATAATACTACTATGTTCAGTCCTAACTCATCCCAACAAGACGCAATCGCACTCATCCCGCAAGGCACTTTGTGCAAAGCGTACCTCACCGTTCGATCCATCAAGAAATCCAAAGCATCGGGCGCTCAATACCTCGACGTCGAGCTCACCATGGCCGACGGGGCTTTTGCTGGTCGCAAAATCTTCGACATGATTATGGATCCATTCTGCCCTAACGCCAGCGACGGCGGAAGAAAGATGGGCCTGCTCGCGCTCACTCGCATTTGCGAAGCTGTCGGAATCTTTAAGCCTGCCGACGAGAATAGCTACACCCGCTATAACAGCGAGGGAACCTGCATCGGTGACGTCATCGCCGACATTGATGGCGGCACGATCGGCGTCCGCGTGAAAGTGGAGAAGGGCACTGATGGCTACGCCGACAAGAACAAGGTTGGTGAGTGGCTCACCCCGAATCCCAACTCCGGCTCCGGCTACAAGGGCTGGAGCGAGCTCATCAGTGGCAATCAACCCGCCACCCGCTCGACCGCATTCGCGACTCCAGCAGCTCCGGCATCAGGAGCGCCATCGTGGCTCAACAAACCCTGATCCTGTTAGAGCTATGGGCCGCGTTGCAAACGCTACACAGCACAACACCATGCAAAGCGGCTGCTATCGAAACAATCCTCCGGCTGGCCAGCGCGTCTGGTCCAGTCGGGTGGAGAGCGCGAAAAGCATTACAGGAACATCTTGACTGCGATTTCGTCTCATCCGTATAAAAATTCTGTCTGCTAGTGGTGCATGGTGGTTGGGGAGAGCCCGATACAGGTGCGTTGTTGCCGTGTGAAACACGCCACTAGCAGACTTTTCATTTTCATCACAACACACCATGCAACTCAGACCTCGGCAGACGGTATTCGTTGACCGCTGCAAATCCGCGCTCCAGCAGCACGGCAACACGATCGGCGTGGCCACCGTGGGATTTGGCAAAACAATCGCCCTCTCGGCCATCGCTGCCAGCTACCCTCGGTCGCTCGTACTCCAACACCGGATCGAGCTATTGGAGCAGAACCGCGGGAAGTTCCAGCGCGTGGCGCCGGAGGCCACCACCGCCACGTTCGCTGCTGACCACAAGCGGTGGGCGCCCGATGGGCACACCTTCGCCATGGTACAATCGCTAGGTACCAAGGCAAGCATACCGCTTATGAAGCCGGTGGACTTGGTGGTCATCGACGAAGCTCACCACGCCAGCGCCGCATCATACCTCCGCGTCATCGAGCAGGCGAAGGAGCTCAACCCAGCCACCCACATCCTCGGCGTGACCGCCACCCCAGAGCGGGGTGATGGCAAGGGGCTGCGCGCGGTGTTCAGCAACGTGGCCGACATCGTTTCGCTGGGCGAGATGGTGCAGAGCGGATTTCTCGTCCGCCCGCGGACGTTTGTCATCGACCTGGGGATGCAGGACCAACTCGGTTCGCTGAAGAAGCACGGCAGCGAGTTCGATATGGACGCCGCCGCCGCCCTAATGGACATCGAGCCGGTGACGGAGCGCGTGATCCAAGAGTGGTTCGACCTCGCCAAAGACCGCAAGACAATCGGCTTTGCCACCAACGTGGCGCACGCCAAGCACATGACCGAAGCATTCGGTGCTGCCGGCGTGGCGGCGGAATGCGTGGACGGCACCACGCCCGAAGCCGTGAGGCGGGCAATATGGCGCCGCTTCAAGACCGGTGAGACGCAGATGGTATGGAATTGCGCCGTGGCGACCGAGGGGTTTGACGAGCCATCGGTGAGCTGCGTGATCCTCAACCGGCCGTCGATGCACAAGGGCACTATGATCCAGATGATTGGCCGCGGGCTTCGCACGATCTCCGAGCCGGACCAATACCCAGGTCTCATCAAGGACGACTGCATCATCATCGATCTCGGATCCAGCCTGCTCAACCACGGCGGGCTGGAGGTGGATGCGGTGATCGACTCGCGGCAGGCGAAGCCAGGTGAAGCGCCAACCAAGGAATGCCCGAAGTGTGATACCATCATACCGATGGGCTGCCGGACCTGCCCAGCCTGCGCCCACCAATTCCTCACCGAAGACCGTGACGGGCGGGCGCTCGTGGGGGATTTCGTTCTCACCGAGATCGACCTGCTGGAGCTTTCTCCCTACCGCTGGGAGGCCCTCTGGGACAACCAAGTGGTGATTGCCGACGGCCTCTCCGCCGCAGCCATCCTAGTGAGCTACGCCGGCATCTGGTGGACCTACGGCGTGGTCAAGGGTGAGCGCAACATCCGCCTGCTCAACCGCTCGCACGATAAGATCATGGCGCTCGCCAATGGCGACGACTTCCTCCGCACCCACGGCGATAAATCCGCGGCCAAGAAGAGCAAGCGGTGGCTCAACGAGAGGGCGAGCGAAAAGCAGTGCCAACTCCTGGGCATCAACCCAATGAGCTTCTCAGCGCCTAACAGATACAAGGCCGCGTGCATGCTCACCTGGAAGTTCAACGAGAAGAAAATCCAATCCAGCATCACGGCGCACGCACACTAAGAAAAAAACCATTGACGAATAAATCAGACATAGCCAACATACATCCGACATGGACCTAACCAACCAACTATTCGACAGAAAACCAACAAGCGATCAGGTCGCGATCATGAAGAAGATCCTCTCGCACGCCGAAGGCGTGACGTGGGAGGACATGTTCATCCAACGCCCCAATCATCGAGCCTCCGCATGGCGTTCGATGATCTTCTTCGTCTTCAACCGATTCCATGGCGTGCCGCAGGCCACGCTTGCGTCGTGGTTCGGCATGACAACCCGCTCGGTGTGCCGCGGCGTGAAGGGAATCTCGGATTCCTGCAAGACCAAAGAAGGCGCCCGCTCGATCGTGCCCATCATCGACAAATTCAGAATCAACTAACACCATGGAAGAAGACATCCTCGAAGAAGCACTCCGCCTCACCACCGGTGATCGGCAAGCACAATACGGACCACCGGATCAGGACTTCGCGCGCACCGCCAAGATGTGGAGCGCGCTCAAGGGCATCGAATTTGAAGCCCGCGACGTGGCGATGTTCATGATCTGCCTGAAGCTCTCCCGCGAGATTCACCAGCGCAAACGCGACAACGCCGTAGACGGCGCCGGTTATTTCCGCTGCCTCCATATTTGCAATCAGGTTGCGTCAACGAACACCGAACCATGAGCGACAACCACCTACCATCCGACGTGGCACGCTGCAATGGAGAAGGATCCGACGAAGAAGGCTGGCGCGAAGGGTGCAAAACATGCCTGCGCAGAACCGCTCCTCGCCCGAATATCTACGTTGCAATCGCACCACCACCCATCATCGCATTTGAATGCGAATATCTTATCGAACCATGAACATCACCCACCTACTAGAACCGCTGCTCGACAAGTCGATGCAGGAAGTCAATGCCAAGCAGACACCACGCGAATACCTCGGAGCCTCCAGGTGGGGCGAGGAGTGCTCGCGCATGCTGGCCTACGAGTACCACAAAGCGCCAACCGACAAGGCCGACCGCTTCTCTGGAAAGATCCTGCGCGTGTTCGACATGGGCCACGACGCTGAGAACCGCGTGGCAAACTACCTCATCGGCGCGGGCTTCGCCCTCCAGACCACCACCCCCAGCGGCGGGCAATTTGGATTCAAGGTCGCGGGCGGCAAGCTCGCCGGCCATTGCGATGGCGTCATCACCGCGGGGCCGCTCGACCTCCCGTACCCAATCATTTGGGAGAACAAGGGGCTCAACGACAAGAGCTGGAAGGAGACGGCGAAGAAGGGCGTGAAGGAAAGCAAACCGGTCTACTACGGCCAGCTCCAGACCTACATGGCCTACCTCGACGTGCCCAATGGCTCGCTCTTCACTGCCATCAACCGCAACACGGGCGAGGTTTACGCCGAGTTTGTGGAGTTCAATCTTCAAGATGCACAAGAGCTCTCCGACAAGGCCGCGAGGATCATTCGCACCGAGTCGCCGGAGGAAATGCCGCGGATCTCGGAAAACCCAGCGTTCTTCAAATGCTGCTTCTGCGACTACCAGCAGAAATGCCACGGACTGACGACCACTCCATCCATCGCCCAACCATCGCAAGAGCTGCCCGCATGGATAACGAACAGGACGTAAGCAAGATCATCGCCAGAATCGACTTGGAGATTTCATATCTTAAGAAGGAGCTGGCAAACACGCCCAAAGGGCGAAACATGTACACCCACGCCCAGCTCCTCTTCGCTAAGATCGGGATGCTAAACGAGGCCAAGTCGATCGTTCTCGCCAACCAACACAACAACAACCCGTTTTAATGACTATCAACACACAAAACATCAGCACCTACATCGACACCCTTTTCGCTAACCACATATGGGAGGCGAATGAATACCTAATGATCCGCGGCGTGGGGGAAAAGGGGACCGCAAAGGAAGGCGTGTTCGCCGAAGATACCCCGATAGAGCCCAACTATCAGAACATCGAAGGCTACGTGGGCCACACGGCAGCACGATACTCGCAACACCTGATCGGCACGTTCATCGTGCCGGCGATCCTCTCCGACCGTCAAGCGAAGGAGGATAATGTGAAACTGTTGCCTGCAGTGGTGCTCGACCTCGATGAGATCCCAGCATGGCAGGCGATCGACTGGCTCAAAGAAGAGATCGGCGAGCCGTCGATGATCGTCGGCAGCGGCGGCAAGAACGAGTGGGGGCCAAAACTCCACGCCTACTACGTGCTGGAGCAACCGCTCCCGCCGTCCGAGGTGGTGCCGATTGCCGTGAGGCTCGCTGAGATGCTCGGCGCCGATCCGTCATTCATGCGTCGCACCCAACCGATCCGCGTGCCTGGCACGCTCCACATGAAGGGCGGGGAAACCAAGGCGGTGACGATCGAAAGCTACTCGGACGACTCGTTCACCGTGCGCGAGCTGACTGGGAAGCTCTCGGTGGCAACGCCATCGCCCTGGGCGAAGGTGAAGCCGCGGCAGTCAACGATCAACTTCTCCCCCATCACATCACAAGACAGTACGGCGCTGCTCTCCACGACGATCCGCGAGGGTGGCGTGGATGGCATCACGCGCTGGGATGCGTTCAGCAAGGTGGCAGGACACTACCTCCACGTCATGCGCGGTGGATCCATGGGAGAGACCGAGGCTTACTCGGCCACCTGCGGGTGGGTGGCAGCCAACATGGTGCCGCCATGGCCGGAGGATCGGATCCGCAAGGAATGGCAGGCGCTCCTCGATCGCGAGGTCACGGCACGTGGGCCGATGCCGGAGGTGAGGAAATACGAACCGATCATCCCGAAGGGAGAGGACGAGCTCGGCCTGCGCACGTGGGCCGCTCATCGGTGGGTGGTGGAACCAAAGCCAACGCATGAGTTCCTCGTCGATTCATTCATCATCAAGGGCGAGCCTCACTTGTTCGTCGCTGAAGGCGGCGCCGGCAAGACATTCCTGCTGGCCGACCTCGCAATGAAGCTCGCCGCATGGGAGGAAGGCGACAACCTATCATGGTGCGGGCAGAAGGTGGTAAAGGGCGGAACGTCCGTGCTTGTGCTCTGCGAGGACAGCCAGACCGAGATGCACATCCGGCTGCTGGAGCTCGACAAGAACCGCCTCATCCAGAGGGCCGGCGACAAGCTGATCGTGCTGCCGATGACAAAAATCGGCGGCGCATTCCCGCTCTCCGAGCGCGACCCGAAAACTGGCACCACGCGCTCCAGTCAGAGGTGGGCAGAGATGCTCAAGTTCCTGCGAGAGCTTCCAGACCTGGCGCTGGTGGCAATCGACACGCTCAACTCAGTCTCCCACGGCGACGAGAACTCCGCAGTGGTGATCTCGGAGATGATGCGCGAGGCGCACCGCGTGTGCGGAGAACTAGGGGCGGCGCTCGTCATCAACCACCACCTTCGGAAATCCAATGAACCGGTGAAGAGCTTGGAGGACCTCAAGGAATCCATCCGTGGATCCACCGCCATTCCATCCTACTTCCGAATCAACTTCGGCATGTTCCGAGCCACCGACTACGACCGCCGGTGCAAGGCTCTCGGCATCAAACCACACAAGGATGCGGTTTGGCGCATGGGCATCGCGAAAGCTAACATCATGGGGCTTTACAGCGGCGAGAAGACATTGATCCGCGCCAATGGCTGCATGGAGGATAAGACCGAGCAGGATCCATACAACAATGCCAACACCACCGAACGCATGGCGTGGCTTGTGCTGGTTGTGGAGAAGGCTGCTGCTGATGGATTTCCATTCGCTATCGGCAAGGCTGGCGATTCATGCTACGGGCGCAGGACGCAGCTCCCAGAGGACATTGGAAGGCTGGGACCGAAAGAGCTCGGTGCCGTGGTCGATCATGCGCTTCAGGCAAAGCAGATCGTGCAGTGTGCAGCCAAGGGTGGTAATGCCGCGAAGTGGCTCGACGTGCCCACCGGATCATTCGCGCGCAATGACGTTGGCGAGATGCTTTCCAAGGGAAGTTGGAAGGTGCCAGACTGGTCGCGCTGGGCATACGATGAAGGTCAAGGCAAGTGCGTCTTGAAGGTTGCTGAGCAGGTGATGAAAATTAACGAAAAATAACGTTGACGCTAATCTGTTAGATGGGTTGTATCGCGCCACTTCACAACAACATGAAAACACTAACACCATCCCCAAAGGGCATCTATCACAAGCAAACACGACTGCGCTGGCACGCAGTGGCATTCGTTGGTCGCGACGGCGAACCGTTCCTCGTCGCAGCAAGCACCGCAAAACGCGCGGCATTCATTGCCAAGACCCACGTTCCAGACGCCGAGGACGTGGTGATCGAGCGCGTTGAAATCCGCAAAGGCGCTATTAACCCTAGAAATTAAATCACCCTATGAAAACAACACGAAAACACCCAGGCATATGGGCCGCACTGGCAATCTCGCTTTCATGCTGGTCGGCAATCTTTGCAATCATCTCGCTCTACTGGTCGGCCACGGCGGTAATAACGTTCACCGTTATTGCTGCTTGGCTCGGCGTGGTAGCAATTATCGAAGCGCGCGATGCTAAGATACTAATGAACCGCGACGAAGAAGACGAAAAACAACCATAAACGCAACAAACACCATGAGTGAACATTTTGACTGCCCAACATGCTCAAGGCCGATGCTGAGCGAGCATGATTACGAATGCGCGACATGCGGGGCGATGGCAAGCGAGCACATCAGCGTAACATCCATGTGCAAAGTGCTACGTGCTGTAAGCAATCGGGAATCTGCCTTGATTGTGGCAAATCGAGAATTGCAGGATGAGGTTAATGAGCAATGCTTGTTGCTTGGAAAATCGTCTGAGCGTGAATGCGTTTTGCGCGGAAGATTGGAACAACTGCAACGCAGGCGGGATGTTGATCATGCGATCGCAACCCGGCTTGCAGAGGCATTGTTGCTGACATTCAAACATTGGATCAACACTGATGAAGCGAAGGAATCGGCATC